TTCTTGCTGGCTCTGAAATATAAGACATAAGAGATTGTAAATATTGTTGAGCTAGCGCAACATCGTTAGGTTTTTTTGTCCTAGCTGCTCTTAAAACACTTGTTCCAGTTTGATTTACTAAAGAAGTAAATTTTTCTGGTAAATTTTCTACAGCGAGTTTATTTGATAAAACCTCATAAGCAACTTTAGCTTGTAAATTTTGTTCTTCAGCGCCTGCTTTAATTACATCTATTCCCCTAGTGCCTTTTGCCTTTGTTGCTTTTTCTCCACCAATATTTTCTACCATTGACTCTACTAAATCAACTATTGGCAATCTACTAGGTTCTGGCTTATCTCCAGACATTAAGTCTACACGAATATTGTTAAAGTATTCTTCTTTTGTCCTTGTAGCAGTTTTTGTTGCCTCAACTGCTCCTTGACTTTGAGGTAATTTTGCGTCTATTTCAAGCGCTAATTCTTTTGCATTTTGCATAGTTGCCGTGTCATACAATTCTTTATAATTTGCTTTAACATGGTTTCTTAAAGACATTGGAGCATTTATGTCTTTTAAATATCTTAAAAGATTGTCTTTTGTCATTCTTAAGCCAGTTTCTCCAAGTTCAAAAAGTTTTTTAATATCAGCAACTAATTCTTGATTTTTTAATTGTTGTTCAATTCTTTCTTTTTGAGTCTTTTTTATGTTTCTGCCAACGCTACCTTTTGCTGTTCTTGTTGATATATTTTTTGTTATTCTTTTAACAAGTTGTTTAGGAGACATTACATTTCTTAAATCATTTTGAGATTTCAATAAAACTTTATTAGCTGTATCTATTGAGTTTTTAAGTAATTCAATCCTTGGAGACTGAACACCTGTTGACAAAGATTGTTCTCTTAGTTTATCTATTTCTTTTAATGATTGAGATATACTTCTATTTAATTCAGAAATTTCAAGTTCATATTTTTCTGCAAGAATTTGTTTATTTTGTATTCTTCTAGCAGAAGCTCTTGGGTCTCTCATTTTCGGTTGTACTTCTGGAGTTGAATCTTCAATTAAATTTCTAGGTTTTGGCTTTGTTGCTGTAACAGGAAGAGGTTGTTCTTTTGTTTTTTCAAATATTTTAACTAAATAATCACCTTTTGCTGTTTTGCCATAACGAGCAATAATATTTTGACCAACATATTCTGAAAGTTTTTGTTCAATAAAGTCATCTACTTTTTCTTTAGTTTTATATCTTCTTGCAGGCTCATTTTTTATAGGCTGAGTATCTTTTCCCTTATTTAAATCTTTTGAAGTTTTTAATTTTATTTCTTGTACTATTTCAGTTGGACTTTGTTTTTGTGTTTTTTTAGTTGTTTTTATTTTTGGGTCTGCAATTGCTGTAGTTTTTTGTGTTTTTTGTTGTATTTTTTTAACAGACTCTTCTATTTTATTTGCTTTTTCTTTTACAAGTCTTTGTTTTTTAACAGCTTCTACAACAGGAATATCTCTCGTTAAGTCAAGTTCTGTAGATACTTGTCCTTTTTTTCTTGCAGATGATTCTGCAAATTGTAATTCTAATTGGTCAACTGAAACCTTATCTGCTTTTTCTAATAATTGTTTTTGTTTGTAACCTTCAATATAATCAGTTATTAACGCATCTGTTTGTATTTGCTCTGCTTTTCTTTTTAACTCAATATTTTCTTTTAACGCTTTAGCGTCTTTTAACATTTGGTCTGTTACAACATTTTTAACAGGTTTATCATTTGCTATGTCAACAACATCTCTAAACTCTTTATTTTTTTCAATTATTTTAGAATTTGTTTTGCCAAGGCGAGTTAATCCATGTGCAGTAAAAGCAGTATAAAGTCCTGCTGTTTTAAATATATGCTGTCTTGCTTGATTTTTTAACGAATTTAATTCTTGCTCAGAATATTCTTTTCCAAATAGTCCAAGAAATGGATTAATAACATCAACTACGTTTGAAGCTAGCATTAAATTATTAAATTCTTCTGGAAACATTTTAAGTAAACCAACAACAGTTTCTTCTGGCTTTACTAATAAATTTGTTGAAATATCAATTGCTCCTCCGGGCATTTCTGCAAGCGTACTAAGAAAATTTACGCCTAGGTCAACTACTTCTTTAACTCCTTTTTTGTCTTCATATCTTGAAGTATCTAAAATTTTTATATTTCTTAACCCTGTTTCAACTAATTGTCTAGTAGCAGGCCCAAGCTGAGTTCCTTTTAATTCAGACGTAAATCCCTCAAAAGTTTGTCTTTTGAACATTTTTTCAGTTGCAGGACTAACAACATCTGTAGAGCTAGCGACCATTGGTTCTGGCATAGGAATATTTTGTACTATTTGTTCAGTATCTCGTAAAATTCTTTGAGGAACAATCTCCTTTCCATCTTCTTGAGGAGTATAATTAACTTTTATAGCATTTGATTTTCCAGCAGATTCTGCTAATAATATTTGCTTATAAAGTTGTGGGTCTAAAAATTTTCCTTCTTCATTTATAGAGTTAATTACTTCTGGAGAAACCCCATATTTAGTTATCATATCTTCATCTGTAATGCCTTCAAATTGTTTATGAGCGCCTTTTTTATAAGCAACCCAATTAGAAGGGCCATAAGTATTTTTTGAAATTATAGAAGCTAGCTCTATGTTTTCTAATGGACTAAGGTCTCCAACACCTTTACCAAATAAATCTTGAGATGTTTTGTCGTGGTACAAATCATTTATTTGAAATAATCCATAATCTGTGCTGTGAACTTTTTGATTATTTTCATAATCAGCAAGATTGTCAATATTTTTTAATGTTGTTTCAGAAGAATCTTTTTGATTTAATTCTAAATTAAGTATATCGTCGCCTGTTGGGTCAATAGTTTTAATAGAAATATTTGAAGTATCTGTGCTAGATAAAGGGTTTTGTATAGTTACTTTGTTTTCAAATGTATTAAAATCGCCAATATCTAAAGTAGTAGAAACTTGGTCATAAAACGCCTTTCTTGATTCCGAGTTTTGCATTTTATTTGAAAATGTATCAAAATCACCAATATCATAATCTTCAGATACTCCGTTGTATAAATTTCTAAGCGATTCAGTTGTCATTAGTAAGTTATTTTTTTTCTTGTTTTTTGTTTTGGTGCAGAAGTTGATTGCTCAACTCCATATATATTAAAACCTTTTTCAGCTAATTTTGTTTCTATATCTTTAAGTCTTTTTTCGTCTTCTTCTGTATAATTTTTAGGTATTATGCCTTTTTCTATAAACATTAAATCTAAAGCATCAAAATTTTTATTTTTTCTATTTAACAATGTTTTGCGGTCAGCAATCATTCTTTGAATATCTTTATTTTCTATTTCTATTTCTCTTTTTTTAGGGTTTTCTGGTTTAAATAAAGGCCTACTGCTTACAAATTTATAACCTTTTGGCATACCAGCATTTTTATCTTCTTCAGTTGAAATATAATTTTGACCCATAAACTGACCTTTATTTACATTTCCATCTTTAGAAAAATCTTCAAACTTAGGTTCTTTTTCTTGTACTTTTTTAGTCATCAATGTTGTAATTTGCCCATCTCTTCCTATTGATACTAAATTTCCATCAACTGTTCTATATTGAGGTCTATTACCTTGTTGTTCTGCTTTGTAATACTTTTCTCGTTCTTGAGAATTATGTGTAAGGTAAGTGCCTAATAAGTCTGTTAAAAGATTTGCATTAAATGTAGGGTCTCTGTATGCCATAATTAACCTCTAATATTTCATTTTTTCAAGTTCTAAAGTTCTAAGTAAATCATCTATTTGAAACAATTCTGATTCTTTTTTTCGTCCTAAATTTAGCCTATCCATATTTAATTTAGCCACAGAAGCGTCCATAAAAGTTTCTCTTTGCCGATTAATGCTATCTTTTCGTCTTTCTAAATCTTGATTAAAAGCATCTACAAACCCTCTACCTTTTATTCTAACATCACCTTCTTGTCTTATATCGTATGATTCATTTAAAAACTTTTCTAACCCAGTTAAATATTCTGCTTGAGAACCTTCTGTTGATATTCTTCCCATTTCATTAAAAAATTGACTTATACCACCTCTTCTATCACCAATAGAAGAAATCATCTCAGAAATCATAGCTTTACTTCTATCAGCCTCTTTTCTTCCATAAGTTTTTCCAAAAACTCCAAAACTTCCAGATGCTGGATGCCATTTTTCCATAATAATCTCCTAATTATAATATTTATTTCTTGACAGTAAAGAACCTAATGTTGCTATAGCAGGGCCAATAAGTTGTCCGCCCGGAATTAAACTTATTCCAGCTCCAGCAGTTGTTAGGGTGTTAGAAGGCGTTAGCCTTTTTGTTCCAATATCAAATAAGCCTCTTCCTGCTGATAAAGCACTTAAACCAGTTCCAATGGCGCTTCCAGCAGAACCTAGCGCGCTAGAACTTTCAGTAGCAGGAGGAGCAGGCATTACATCTATTTGTTCCATTTGTATCGGATTTAATAAACTTCCATCTCCAACTGGCCTTGGTTTTATTGTAGGTCTGTTTACACCAACACCTTGACCCATTTGACTTATAGGGATTTGACCCGCTGTTAAAGTTTTTTGCAAACCTTCATCTGAAACCATTGGAGGAGGCGGAGTTTGTGTTTCAAAAGGTTGAAGATTTGTGTTTAATTTTAAATTTGGATTTAAATTACCAAGCATAGACTCTCTTGCTGTCATTCCAGAATAAGTAGTTGTTGGCCCTCTGTTAGCTGATTGAAAGTCTCCCATTTGAACTGTTCTGTAATCTCCACCATCTCCTATTCCAAAAAATTCTCTTAAGTTTATTTCTGGAGATTGACCAGCAACAATATTAGAAACACCTCTTTCCATGCTTTTTCCAGCCACATCTGGATTTAAAAGAAAATCTTTAAAAGTTAATTCTGGATTTCCTCTACGAGCTAATAAATAATCTTTTCTAGTTTTAATTCCTTCAAGTCCAATTTTTCCTGCTTTGCTTACTGCTACTGCCCTGTCTTTATCTTTTTGTTGTTCTCTTTTCATATTTTCTCTTATTAGTTTTAATAAAAAACTAACATCAGACCTTGCTTGTTGCGCACCACCACTTCTATTTTCTAGTAATTCTTGTATTGTTGCCATTTTATCTCTCCATATTTATGACGTATGTATTGCATCTGCTACATTAAAAGTTTGTGTTTCTCCAAAAGGTTGAAATGAAACATTAACTTGACTTCTTAATAAAGCTTTATTTGAAACTTGGTCTGAAGTAGTAACTCCGGGATTATTTCCTCTTAAACCAACATCAATAACTAAAGACCAAAAATCTGTATCGTGAACTGCTCCAGTTCCACCAGTTGACCAAACAGAAGTGCTTACTCCATCACTATGGTTTGCAGGAGTAAAATTGTGTGTTCCATATATTTTTATTTTATCTACAGGGCTATAATATGTATTACCTTCAGTTCCAGCGGCAATACTTCCATCAGCATTTTGAGTTTCTCCTGCTGTAACTATGTCTTCAGATATTTTTTTAAAATTAGAATTAGTGTTACCTGTTCCTATTGTAGCATATGAGCTAGCACCTAAATCTGTTCCTTTTGTATCTGTTGTTGCATATTTACCATGAGAAAGAACATATTCATTTGTAACAGTAGAGCTGTCTGCTAGGTTAACATCTCCAGCAGGACAAGTGTAAGTTTGTCTATGAACTGGCCTACTTTTATAAAATACATTTCTTCCATTTGAAAATTGATTTAATCCATGACCAGAAGCATTATTTATTCTCGATATTAAATGATATTTTATAAATTGAGAACAATAGTCTCCATAAGGATTTGTTCTATTTACATACCATGTTGCATTTAAATCTGCTGTTGTCAATGTAGCTCCTGTGTCATCCCAAACATAATCGCTACCAGAAGCAGAAACAACAGAGGGTGTTATATTATTTAATGCAACTCCACCAGAAGCAGTTGTAAGTCCACTTGGTGCTACTGCTCCACCAGATAACGTCATTCCTCCTGCGATAAAAAATAAAAAACAATCATAGTCAGCAAAAGAATGTTTCATTAAATCTCTACCTCTATTTTGAAAACCTTTAAAAGCATCAGAAAAAGGAGAAGTTCCGCTTTGAGCAAAACTATTAGAATATTTAATTGCATTAGGTACGCTTCCTGCTGAAGCTGTTTCTGCATCATGCACTTGCTGAATAAAGTCATCTTTACTATCATTATTATTATGATTGACAACATTAACATATAAAAGTCCAGAAATCAACCTTCTGTCTGGCATTTTTATAAATTTTTTTACCTGTTCAACTCTTTGATTTGTATTTTGTACGCCCATAATTATTAAGGATAAGTTTCATAATCGCCAGAATCTGGCTCTAAATATATATTTATTATTGAAAAATTCTGTTTAAAATCTTCATGTCCAGTTGAAAAATGATATGTGTCTTTTTTCATTTGTATTCCAGAAGCAAAGTAGCCAGTTGGTGCATTTGATGCAGCGTGCAAAAAAACATTTCCAGTTGTGCTAGCTCTTACAACAGTATTTGTATTTGTAACAATGCTTGTTTCTCCTACCGAGTCTATTGTTATGCCTGCGCTTCCGTCTAAAACAAACTCTCCTGTTATATCTAATTCTGGAGTGCTATCAACATTAAATTGAAATCTAGTAGTTGAACCATCGTCCATCGTTATGGCGTCTCCATCGGCAGACAATACAATATTTCCAGAAGAATCTAGCGTAACTGTAGTAGCATCTACCTCAAAAGTTCCATCTGCTGTAATAGAAATATTTCCAGCGCTAGCATTATCATCTACTGTTGTTATTGAAAGAGTACCATTTGTTCCAGCCTGTATAGTAACTGTATCATCCGTAGAAGGAGTAAATACAATATTACCTGTTGTAAGATTTATATTTTTTGAATCAGCTAAAGTTAAACTTGAAACGCCTGTTTGGTCGGCACTATATGTTAAGTCTCCACTTATTGTTACTGCTGATATATCTCCGCCATCTATATCAAAAGCACTACCTTCTATTTCTACAGAACCAGCTTCTAATTTTTTTCCTAATGTGATTTTTTCTCCGCTATCTGTTGTAACAAATGTAAGATAAGCATTGTCTGCTTCTTCAATAATTAATGAGCTAGCTTGATTATCTGGTATTTTTATTGAATTTTCTCCAGCAACTGTAAATTGCAATGCTCCGTTTCCGCCACCCAAACTTAAATCTCCAGTCATTGCTCTTGTTCCATCTACAAGTAAATATTGAGTATGGTCGTCAGAAAGCAATCCATTTAATGATGAGTGAGTTGTAACGCCAGAACTTGTTCCCATTGAGCTAGCAGAAACATTTCTGATTGCTGGCATTTCCCCAGAAGAAGCAATGGCAACCCAGTTGCCTTGTGCCTTAACATACTGAACAGTTCCAGAACCTTCTACTTGCCTAAAAGATATATCTCCATTGCTCCCCTGCGATGCCTCTGGTTTTCCTGTTCCAAAAGTTGGTTGCTTGGATTTTTGATGCAATAATATTCTTTCTTCTCTTGTAAGTGCCATTATTTTACATTTTTAAGTCTATAGATAAATGTTATATCATTTATTTCAAAAGTAGCGCCAACTGTACCATCGCAATGCAATTGAAAGCTGTAAATATTATTTGCTTGCGAAGAAGTAGCTGGCTTTAATTCTGCATGATACCAAGTTGTAATATCTCCGCTTTTATTTTCTAAAGGACTTGTATCAGCGCTTCCTGTAGGTTTACCGCTTGTAGTGCCTTCAAAGTTATATAAAGTATCGGTATCTCCATTAATACTGTATTTTACTAATAAACTTGAAGCATCACCTTTGTAAGATAAGCGAACTCTATATATTTTTTTTCTTATTGCAGGCTGACCAAAATCAATATCTTTTGTTTTGTAGGAAAAATTAGAACTAGATGTTGACTCTGGATTAAAAGTCATAATATCTGAATCTGTATTACTCAAATAAATTAAATTTTGACTTCCGTCAATTGCAAAATTAGTCATATTTGTATTTATTGTAATTTTATTTATGCCTTTTGTCCATGATTTTAAAACAAAATCATAAAGAAGTATATCTTTATTTTCATTTTTAATTATAATTTGTCTTTTTTTAGGAATATATCCAATGTGAGCAGACGACATATCTGAATCATCGGAGCTACCATCTTCTCCATCAGTTATAAAAGACGACCAGCTAGCTTCGCTTATAAGTCTTATTCCATTTTTTTCTAATAAATTTTCAACAGAGCGTCCATCATAAAAATAAACTCCAAATTCATTAAACCAAGCAATTCCAAAATCTGTTTTTGTAACATGATAATCAAAAGCGCAACCTTTATTTACATATGTATCTTCTAAAAATTCAATATTTTCAGCAATATTTATTATGTACATTGTTTTTTCTTTAAACTGTAAGAGTCTATCTGCAAAAGCTTCTAGCTTTACAATACTTTCTCCATCATTTACAACAACATCAATTTTACCCATATTGTCTGGAAACACATCAAATTTATTTATTTGACTTTTTAAAATTCTATCTGGATGAGTTTTATTTATTTGTTTTATATTTCCTATGTAAGAACGTCTTCCATGAACAACTGCTGTTTTATATGTAGCTGTAAGCGACTTTACCTGTCCGCTAAAACCATTTATTGTTCTAAAAGTATCAACTCCATTTACATTTGCAGGACTAACACCTTTAATTACAGAGCTTTTATTTAAAAAAGTTCCAGACGTATTTGAAGTATTTGCCATGGCGTATGCTATTGTATCTCCATCTGGTAGCCATTTTAAGCCTTTATCAATAAAGTCTAGTTCACCAATAAGATAAAAATTATCATTTTGCTGTACTTTAAAATATAATCTTGAGCCTGTAATTCTTCTACTTATATCATAGCTCCCACTTGTATTGCATGGATTTGTATAAATATCAAAATTTAAAAGAAGTGGCGCGCCAGCAATTCTTATTTTATTTACATTGTTTGCATCTGTATCTTCAAAAAGAAAAGGAAGAGATTCTTGTTTTTCATCATCATATAAATATGAATGAAAAAACGTATATGTACCTACTTGAAATCCTGTTAATGAAACATCTTTACTTAGTACAGGGCCGCTTACATAATAAGTAGGAGAAGCTGTGCTACCATTGCTATCTTGAACATTTATTAAATATTTATTAAATGTGTCTCCTAGCGATGCAGTTCCTTTTGTTATATTTGAAGAAGAACATACTAAAAAGTTCCAACAATCTGGCTCAATTTCAGTTTTATTAAAATCAAAGTCTAAAAAAGAGGCGTCTCCAGAAGTAAAATGAGAAATTCTTGCTAATGTTAAATCTGCATATTCAGCAGAACTTATAAATATTGCAACAATAAATGTTGCGTCTTCTGATATTGTATATGCTATGCTTTCTTCTGTAATTATAGATAAAACATTGCTTGAGCTTGATGTTGCTTTTACATTATTGTCTCCAAAAACAGGAAAATGCGTTATGTCATCAGACAAATTTACATTAGTTCCTGCCCAATCAGATGCTGTATTTGGCAATATTTCAGTAAACTGCACACCTACTCTTAAATTTACAGCCATATTTCTTGCAACAGCATCAGAAGAGCTGTCAGCAACAGAACCAACATATTCTGAATTTGTAGAGTTTACTGTGTTTGTATCATCTGGGCCAGCAAAAGGAGTTGAAATTAAACATCTTCCAAGAGTAGGTGATGATATTGCTGAATATTCTGTTCTCCAACCAATTGCTCCAGAATCTGCATTAAGAGCATCAAATCTTTCATCACTTATATAGCCAAACCAAAGACCAGCGTTATTTAATTGTCCGTCTCCAATTCGTAAATTTCCATCTCCAACATAAAAAACAGGATGTGTTGTGTCTAAACCGCTTATTTGAGCAGTATCCCAACCCTCACTATCTTTTATATCAAAATTATTATTTGTTGAGTCATATGCGATTATAAATGTTTCATTTCCAGCACCTCCATCTAATTGTAAATCACTAGCCATTGTAAATAATCCGCGATTTGCTAGAATAGAACAGGTATTTGAGTCTGAGCTGTTTATATCAACTCCACCTAAAGTGCATAATCTACCGAGCTTGTCAATTTTTACATCTTGAAGTTGAGGAGATTCAATATTTTGTATATCTCTTGGGTCGGTGTTTGAGTTAATACCGCCGTGAAATCCTTCTATTATAAATGGTTGTTTTGGCACTATTCAGATTTACTCAAGAAAGGAGCTAGCGCGTTTACATATTCTGCTAACAATTCTTGATACTGAGCGCGATGGAGTATAACTATTTCACTATCTTCATCTTCGTTAAAAAACGTAATTTGTCTTTGTTTTAATCTTGCGCTAGCACCAAGAACTAGAGCATGTTCTAGCTCATTAGGAAATTTAGAAACAGAAGAATCTCCATGTTCAATCGTTGGATTTTGCATAGAGTAAAATCTTGCAGGGTTATTTGATGAAGGCTCTGGATAAACATAAATATCATTATCATTAAAAGTCCATCTTGGAGCTTCGTCTGTAGCAAAAAAAATACTTTGAGGGTTTTGAATTTTTCCATTTAAAGAAGCATTAGCAAAAACGCAAGATAAATACAGGTCTGTAGTGCTGTCGCTTTCTCTTCTTTCTACTAATAAAATTCTTGAGCCTTCAACATCAGATGAAATTGGATTAGAAGTAACATTTGAAGATTTTGTTGCATATTGAAATAATATATTTGGATTTACTTTATTAATAATATCAATTGCTGTATCCTGCAAAGCATCTTGTATTGCCTGCTCATTTGCACTTGAATCATCTGAACCAATGCTTGCAGTTGCTCCAATTAAATCCTCTATTCTAGTTTGAAAAGTGGCCATTAATCATCAGCTCCTGTTGTATTTTCAATTGAACCATTTCTTGTTGTTACAAAAACTTGCATAGGATTTGGAATTATGTGAGGCATTGGTTCTTTTGCCCTTGAAGTTTCAATATAATCTTGTTCTAGTTTTTTTGCTAAACCCATATGCCCGCTACCAACTTGAAGATTTCCCCCAAGATTTAAAAAGTGTCCTAGTGTATTGTGTATTGCTGCTGGAATTAACTGTTCTGGCAAGTCAACTCTACTAGCAACGCTTGTTTTTGGCTCTGGTTTTGCATAATAATACACTTTTAAAGTATTTCCACTATCTGGATTTTTTGTTAAATACAGTTTTTGAGTATCTTCTTGCCAAAACCCACCACTTGAATATGCTGTTGTTCCACTAGAAGAATTTACAGCAACTGAATAACTATTATCGTCAACTTTTGTTATTGAAAGTCTTTTACTATTTAAATGAGATATTTTAGTTGCAGTTGTATAATGCCCTTTGATTTCGCTAAATATAACAAAATCTCCTGTATCTAAACCATGAGAAGATGAAGTTATAACTGTAGGACTTGCTGATGTTATACCTGTTATTGAACCCGTAGAAACATCTGTTTTTATATAATATCCAATTTTAGAAACATCGTCGTCATCAACATTAGATATAATTGCAGACTCATCTACAAACGGAACGTCTGCTTGGTCAAACTCAACTTTATATATTTGCCCAGAATAATTAGATTTTGTAAATACATATTCTTTCCCGCTTGAAGAAAATGTTTGATAATCTTTTTTTCTTACTGCTCTCATCGCAATATCGTTTACAGCTTGGTCAAAATATATTTCCATTAAATTGTGAGAAACAGGTAGTTCAACTCCACCTGTTATAACTCCAGCGTCTATTAATTCATATGCTTCTTGGTATCTCATTTATTTTTTTTCTTTCTTCTTTTGCGAAGCCTTGATTTTTTTAAGGTTTTTACCATTCTTGACGAGCCATCACTAAAAACCATTGCTCCTGTTCCGTATGTTGTTTTTTTCATATTCTTTAATACTAGGGGCAAAATGCCCCTAGTATTGGTTATTTGTTATTAGACTAGCTTAAGAATAGCATGGGTTTGCTCATTACGAACTTCCATACCAACTTCCATTAGCCACTCATCTGTTTCTCCGTCTCTACCATCTTTCACAATATCTTTGCGAAGTTGCATATCACGGCCAGCCAAAGGACGAACTGAAAAGTTTGCAGGGTCAATTGCAATTGCATAATCTTCATATGCGCCTTTTAGATACGGATGAGGAACAAAATCAAGTTGACCAACTGGCCCCATGTAGGAGCGAACTCTTAGTCCACCTTTTGTTTCTTCTCCAGTATCGTAAAAACCAGTATTTCCAGTTCTTACAGCACCAGCTAATTGAACTAGCCACTTATTTGATGCAAAAACAGTTTTTGTCATACTTCCAGAAACCATATCTGAAAATACATACTCAACAACTCCATCAAGATTGCTAACTCCTTCGCTATAATCCCATTGAAGATTAGAATTTCCGTCTGCATTTAGAGATTGAATTGCGCCTGCTGTTCCACCAACGCCTAATCCTTGAAAAGTCCTTTTAGGATTTTCAGCAGTAGCGTCAAGAGAAATAGCTCCATTTGTAAGCATTGCCCATTCAATATCTCCTTTTATTTTTGCTAGCTTTCTAGCTTGTAAACGAGATAGTTCAGAACCGCCATAATGCTCTGATACTTTTGCAGTACCTGTTATTGTATATGGTTCACGAAAAATTTGCGTACAATTTTTCAATCTGCGTACTTTCTTGCGAGTTTCTGAACCAACAGCAGAACCTTCAGCAATTCCAGCGACACCATTTTCACGCATAAAGTAATCAGCGTCAGCAAAATTAGCTTCACCGAAACCATTGCTTCCACTATGATTTTGATATCCGTAAAAATCTGTTGCCGTACCATTATCATAAAAACGACCAGCATTAGCAACATATGTTAATGTCATTACACCAGAGCTATTTGCGACAATTAAGTCTGTGCCATCTGCTTCATTTTCAGTATTATAAGCATCAAGACTTGCATGAGCATGCGCCCCTACAAATTGAACCATTAAATCTGTTGCTGAAGCGTGATTTACGCCTTTACCAACAGCAATACAAATTAAATGAGTAATGTCACTATCGCTAAATGAACTTCCTGTATGAGTTGCGGAATATATACCGCCAACTTCAAACATTTCCATTTGTGCTTGTCTTTCGCAAATTAAAATTGCATTATCGCCGTTATCACCAGCAGATGCGGTGTCTGAAAGTTGAGCGGCAGTTGTTGTAAACTTCTCGCTCTTTTTAATCATATACTCGTCTTCCATCCATTCAAAGATAGGCACAGGGGTAACAACTGACTGTAACCCGAACAGAGAGAAGATAGGAGTAACATTTGGATTGTAGTAATGGATTTTATCGCCCAATTCAAGAACTTGTCTTTGAGACCCGTCCGAAAATTGCATGGCTGTACCAGTACCATAACTTGTAGGCATATATACCTCCTATTTTTACACCTACACTAAAGTTTATTTTTTATAGTGTGGCGTATTTGGATTATTAAAAGCCATAATTCCTTTCCAAAAATCATCAACTGCTTTTTCTTCTGGCTCAATAGCATTTGGAGCGCTTCCACTTACGGATGCAGCGCTGTTTTGCTTGTTTTTTGCTTTTAAGACAGGCTGTTTAGTTTCTGAATTAGAATTATTGTTTTTTTGTGATAAAGTTTTCCACACTTTAACCAAGTTCTCCTGCGAAACATTATTTGGGTCTTGCATAAACTGACGATATTCAACTATTTCAGTATCGCTTAACCCCATTTTCTGTAACGCTACAGTTTCAGCATCAAAAGCTTGAGATTGATTTAACTCAGCTTTTAATTTTTCCACTTCTATCATGGCTTGAGCAGCTCCTTGACGAATAAGCCATTCGTCTTGAGCTTTTCTCCATTTTGCGGAGCTAGAATTATCAACGCTTTCATCAAGAACGTCATAATCATCTGGCTTAACAGGCGGTGAGTTTAAATCCCTTTGTTGTTCTTTAACAGATTCTGTTAATTTTTGAACAACTTCTGGGTTTGATGCTAAAAAATTATCTAACTGCTCTAGCTTTTCAAACTTATCTTTTTGAGAGTTCCATTCATTTCTTTCCTTATCTGATTTTGATTGGAGCTGTTTGTAAGCTTCAGCAAGTTGTTTTTGTCCTTCAGCATCATTTTTAAACTTGTTCTCAATGAGCCATTGTTCAATCTGTGATTCTTCTTGTGTTTCTTCTTTATCCTTCTTCTCATCAGCTTGAGCTTCTTGAACTTCGCTAGATTCTTCAGCCGATTGCGTTTCTGTCTCAACCGCGCTTTCTTCTGTTGATGAAGAGCCATTATTAAATGCGTCTAATTCATTAAATAGGTTATCTTCGCTCATTTGCTCATTCTGGTTTTTCTGGTCTTCGTTTGTCATACGATGCTCCTTTTAAGTTATCCGCTATGCTAGCGGAGCTTTTGTTTGTGAGTTAATCGCTTCTTGAACCATAGACAATTGCTCGCCGACCGAGCGAGTTTTGTCTCTTTGTCGCGCTTTTTCTAGCTTTGCGTTTGATTTTATGTTGCTTACTGCCTCAGAAACTGGCTTTGTCGCTTCACTAATCTCTGCGCGCATATTAGCATGGAAAACTTCGCGCTCTCTGGTTTGTAAATCTCCGGACATCCTTTTAAGCTGTTCTTGCGCTTGTTGCAATTGAGCTTGCAAGTTTGAAATCTCTCCCATTCTTTGCATTAAGGATGCCTTGTCTATATTGCCTTTCATATTCATAATAACTTGAGCTTTATCATAAATACCAGCATTTAATAGAGTTAAATCTTTTTGCAGTTCTGCCATTGGTGATTTAGACCTTGTAGAACCAACAACAACCCTCACATCAAATTGAGAGGTTTGCATGTCATATAATTTTTTTACCGCGCCTGTTTTGTCATCAATTACAGGTATATTTAAATTTATTTCACTTTCTTCGCCAGTTGGACTTAATATTCTTAATGTTCTTTGTTGGTCATAAACATCTGGCATCCATTGAGTAATTATTTTACCACACCTAGTTAACATATCATAAATAGGCAATATTTTCCAATTTTGTTTACGACTTGAAGATTCATCCATTATTTGTGCTTCACCAACTGTACCCGGAGCGCCTTGAGCATTTCCTTGTAAAAATTTATACGCACCGAAAACAGTCTCTATATCAATTTCATATCTTCCTTTTTCAGTATAAAGTTGAGAAGAGACTGCGGGGGGAGCAAATTCTTTTATTTTTCCAGATGCTAAAGCACCCGGATTTGCTCTGATTATTGCATTAGGAACATGCCACTTTTGTATTTCGCTAGCATCAATAGCTCCATCTTCATATAAGAGCTTAAAATTGGTAGTAGCGTTTGTATGTGAGATTATAAGCGCTTCGGTGCGATTAAGCATACGTTGCGGTGTTTTTGCATGTCGCACATCTCCACTTGGAAATGGATTGCCTGCATGCTCATTACACGCAACTACAATAGGGTATTCAGAAATTGGCAATATATCATCATAAAGAACTGTATCGCCTACAACAAAAACTTCTCTTATTCTTGTTTGATATGCTATTTGTTCTGTTATAATTCCTTTTTTTATAAAATCTTCATATTGCTTGTCTGAAATTAAATCTAAATATTCTTCTTTGGTATAAAGTTTACTTTTACCTGTTTGCATATCTAAAATTAAAGCATGAGGAATGTTCACTTTAGTAAAGTAACAATATTTTCTTACTTTATCTTGATGGTCGTGAGCCATTCCCCCTCTTGTTTCAATATGGTCTCTTGAATACTTACCAGACTCCTGTTCATTTCTATGAGAGTCTGTTTGAGCATCTTCAATTTCTTTTGCATATTTAGGAAAAAGTATTTTTAAATGTTCTTTTGTATGTATGTCAGAATAAATAATTGCGCTAGCATCAGAAAAATCTGATAAGCTAGAATTTGGGTCAACAAATATTGATTCTGGTGGCATACGTTTTACTTTTATTGTTCCAAGGCCACCATCTCCTTTCCAATCTGGATAGATATACATATAAGCTAAACCTTTTACAATAAAATCTTTACATGCCTGTCGAAAATGTATATCCGCGTCTGAGTCGTACCATATTTTATCTAAAAGTTGGTCAAAGACAAACGCTGCATCATTATCGGTTTTACCAACGGCATGGACATCCCACTCTGGAGCAGATGCAGCTATGTTTGCCAATACTTGCTCAACAGCAGGACGTATTTTGTTATTAGATTCGGGGGGTTGCCCCACACTAAGCAAGTAATTTTTTTGCGCTTTTGTTAGTTGAGACCCTAAATAAAATTCATGGTCTTCTGACATTTGAAAACGAAACTCGCTAGAAGAGCTTTCAAACAGCAAATAGTCTGCCCTTACCTCCTCTGCGGAAATTTTTTTAGTATCTAGCTTACTTAAGTTTAACATTTAACTACTCTAATGTTACAAAAATGTTTTGCAAAACTCAAAATTTTTTATTAAATAAAATAAAAATGTAAATTAAGCCTCTACAAAGTCTATTGCGCTAAACATTTGACCTGTTTCCCAATCAACAGATGTTACCGGAGGAGGTGCTACCCACTCACCTTTTTCATTTTGTTCAACATCTGGAGACCAAATATCGTCAATTGCCCATCTTAGCGCATCTAAAGTATCTTTTTTAAATGTTCCGTGTTCTTTAAAGTTTAATAATTCAGTCTCAAGTTCATCATGCGACTCTTTTAAAAAAACAGAATGTGATGCAAAGTGAGGTTGCATTTGTTTTATTCTGTAATACTTTGCTTTTATTGCTTTTCTTGTATTTATATTATAAAAAAGTCCAGTTTCTTTTGAATGACGCCTAACATAGTCTGCTAGCATAACATGCCCAGTTTCTTCAATTTTTATATCTTTTGGATGATATGCGTCTGCAAGTTCAAATATTTTATCTGCTCCATCCATTGGAGCAACTTGCCCTCTAAAATACTCTACAACATAGATATTAAATTTTTTATCTACAGCAATTACCATAATAACAGTATAATCTGCTTTTACATTTTCACTTGAAGCTGGGTCAACGCCAATAAAGATATTAACAGGAATTTTTTCTCTTCTTCCTTCATCTGTTCTTATAATAAAACTTTGATTATCTTCGTACATATAGCGACCTTCCCAAAATCGCAAATCTTTTTCTTTAAAAATACGAAAACTATCGTCAACAGGAATGTTTTGATATTCTTGATAAAAGTAAGCAATGTCTCCTTCTGACTTTAGGCGTTCTTTTTCAGCCATTAACCAAGAATAAGGCCTTCTATCTGGCCAAAGAACTTGAACATTTCCTTTTTTATCTGTAAATTCGCTACCCTCAGTTCCAAACTTTCCTTCTGGTAAATCTTGAGGAACAGCTTGAAAAAATAAAGACTTCCAACCCTTGACCTTATAATTGCCTTCTTTGTCGTATGCTAAAGGGCCAGCAATTCTATTTAAATAAGCATCGTTATCTACAATTGTACCTATAAATACTAGCTTTGCGTCTCCAGAGCCGGGAATAACAGCAGCGTTAAGCCATCTGCGAAATTTATCGCGAGCTGTAGGGGTGGTGCTGTTTGCCTCGCCTTCTCCATCGTCAATTATTGTTAAAGTTGGGCGATATGCTCCATATTTTAATCCACGAACTTTTTGACCTGTACCTCTAATAAGACATTTACACATTATGTTTGGTTTTCCATCTCTATCTACAGCACCAATTATTTCTTTTTCTTCTTTTCCCCAGATTGGCCCTTTTCTATCGCCAAAAAAGTATTTTATTTTAGGGTTAAACTCAATTTCATTGCCAATTGCTTCTAAATTGTACTTAGATTGCATTTCAGATTCAGAAATAAGTAATAAAAACTTTTCTTCGCCAAATAATATTCTGTGAAGTGGGTATATTAAGTTTATAAAAGTAGATTTTGCATGGTCTCTTGGTGCAACTACAGCTAATTTATCTCCACTATCCATATCTATTAAAGTTTTTGCAATTGTTCTATGAAAATTTGGCGATTTTGAACGCACATGATAGTGCATTGCGTTATCTTTGTCTCCAAACAGTATTTCAGCAAAGACAAAAATGTCTAAATACATTGCTTGAAGCATTTCTATCTTTTTTTTAGCGTCTTTTTTGTTAAGATTCACCATGTTTTCCTAAAAATCCTTCTAAAAGTTCTAATTGAGCCTCATAAACGTCAAGCTCTTCAAGCAAACTTAAAATATATTTTGCAACAATGCCATCAACAAAATACTGCTTATCATCAATATAAATAATTCCTTTTTGATTTACGTCTATTTCGTTACTTGCTTTATTTGTTTTACTTTTGTACTTTTTTATTTCTACTGTTTTCTGAGCCATATGTTGTTTCTGCTATTGTTTTTCTAACAGATGCTAGCTTTTTTATATCTCCATCTGACAAAGCAAAGACGCCTTCAATCTGTTCTTCTTTCTTTTCTTTTGATAAATGTCCAAGCATATCACTAACTCTATTTAAAGCATTTAGTTTTGTTGCAGGAGGAACATCTCCATCAATCATATCTCGATATTTGTTAGCAACCCAATCATCATCCATTCCAAGATTGCTTAGTTTTTCTCTCATATTCATAGATATATATTCCTTAATATGTTTTCTTTTTAAAACCATCATGCCTCTGCGCAATGACTGCTCTGGATTATTGTCTTTATATACAGACTGATAAGCAAATATAATAGAGTCAGCTTCCCACATGCCATTTTTATCCATTTTACCATTCATAAATAAATTATCTACAAATGCTCTTTGTTTTGCAGTAGGTCTTACATCTTTTATCAAATCTTTTCCAAAATAATATTTATCTCTATCATAATCTGGCTGTTTATAAGCAAAAATATTGCTTTTATGTGTTCCTGTATCGCCAAAACCTGTTTTTATAAAAGTGTATTGTTTTTTAACGTTTTTAGGATTTTCAAAGCGACGACCTAGACACTTAATTACCTTTTCATCTCTTGTAAATATCCAATCATCTTTTTTGGCTTTGCGCCAATCATCAATTGGAACAATATTAAGTTCTAAGGCTTCGTTTAAAGTATATACGTCAAATATTTTACCGCGACACTTTACTTTCATTCTTAAGCATTTCGCACTTTTTTTGCAATTGAAGCGCTGTATTTTGCTTTTCTTCTTGATTTTGCATTTGCAAGACGTTTTTTGCGATTTGTGCTAGCTTTTTCAGCAGGACTTAGACTTTCTCTTACAGATTTTGGTAAATAACGACCTCTTTTAGACTTGGGTTTCTTTTTATCGCCTTTTGAAACATAATCCCACTTTTGGTCGCCCCATTTTTTTAATTTATTACTTGATGATTTTTTACCAGAGTAAGTTCCGCCAGCATCTTTATAATATTTTACTGCAAGTTGCATGGCTCTGGCTGAATGTTTTCCACCCATTTTTGCTCTTGCTCTTGCTTTTGCTCTTGCCCACTTAGCAGGGTCTCTTTTTTTAGCAGTTGACACTATCTACCTACTTTTTTTTGAGCTATTTTATGAGATTCAGAAAAAGTTTTGCCGTTTTTCATTGCAGTAGCCATCATTTTTAAGTGTTTAGCAGTATGATGTTTAGAGTGCTTTACCATTGCATTTGCTTGCCTAGTATTTAAGCCACTTATTGAAACACCTTTTATGCTTTTTGGAGACTTGGATGTTTTTTTCTTAACCATATTAATATTTTTTCTTTTTCTTTTTTGACTTCATTATTGCACTTTGAAGCTTTTTAGGTAAAGTTTTTTGTTTTTTAGTTAATGTTTTGCCTTTTTTTGCTTTTTTACCATATTTCATAATACATCCTTATTTGTTTTTATTAACACTTCCACCTTCTTCTAGCTTGTCTTATCCTAGAATTAGGGTCATTTCTTGTTTTTGCAGAACTTCTTTTAAGTTGGCCAAGAGAACGCGCACAATAAGATTTTCTACGCTTCGCTGCCTTACTTCCGGGTTTTACTTTTCCCGTAACTGCTGTTTTTAATTTACTACCGGGATTTGCTTTTCTATAAGCCATAACGCCTTTTTGAGTCATTCCTGCGCCAGACTTTGTTTTTCTGTAGTTACCACCCTTACCTGTTGTTCTAGGTATTGGGTTTTCGCTTCTTTTATTTTTTGTATATTTTTTTCTTACTCTGCTCATTAAAAAGGAGCTTCTTCTTCTTTATTTGTAACTTTGAAGGATATATATTCTTTTCCGTTTGCGCTTATTTTTTTCCAACCAGCAATTTCAACATCTTTCTCGTTTATTTTACCTTGTCCAGTAAAGTCTGGTTGGGTTTCTTTTTCTTTTCCTTCGTTCTTAAACATTGTAAAAGTATTGTTTTTATGTTCGTATGCCATTTTTTCTCCAGAGTTATAGCGCAAAAATTATTATTTGCCCCGCTATAAATATAACAAAAATGTTACAGTAATAAAAAGAAATTAAATTGAGTTCGCGCTTTAGGTTTATAAATCTTAGGTTTATTAACCTTAGGTTTATATATATATATATATAATAAAACTAATATATACTAACCTCATCTTTATCTTCTATATTGCATAGCTTTGCTATGTTTTAGCTATTATTATTTTATAGCCTTGCTATTAATTAGCTATAGCCTTGCTATTAAGATTAACAATAACTGCATTTACAGTTATAGCTAATTTACCTTTTTTTATAGCAACACCCTAAACTCAAAAATTGTGCAAAAAATGGATGAGGTGTACTATACGTATGGACACCCCCCACCTTACGCGTTCGGCTTGGCGATTTTTGGTTGAGTACGCGAAACGCGTTGTACAGGTCATGCCCGCAATCATTCTTTTTTTTGCCGTCAATCCTAACTCATGCTAGCACTTGCTATATCGTCGGTATAGTTGATTTTGCTAGGTTTTGCCTTGGTTTGTTTGTAAGTTTGGGTATCGCCGACGGCAAGAAGCCGAAGGTTTTAACATCACATGCGCTTCACCACATATGCGCATGAATAAAACACGCGAAGGACACCACTTCGCGAAGGAGAAAACCACTATGAAAGAATCACTATGCGTGTATAAAAATAACACACCCGCTAATGAAGAGCGCGTACCAAAGAACACCCAAGAACTAATCCAAGAAGAGTTCAACTTCGCACCTACAGGCGAAGAGAACCTCGCGCTAGATGTCTTCGCCGAGGACTTCCAAGCTAGCCAAGAACGCGCTAAAATAGAGCAGGCGTGGATGAACGCGAAGGACGGCAACCTAGCTATGCTAGACTCCGAAGGTGCTAACTGGGATAGTTCTACCCACATTCCCGAAGGGAATATTCAAATCCCAAAGGGATTTAGCTTCGACGAATCAACCGAGTGCTACACAGACGGATGCACATGCTCACGAAATCACGCGTAGAGCAGAATACACAGCCAAGCCTAGAGGGTTCTATCCGTAGGATAGCTAGGTTCGATTCCTAGCTAGGCTTCTATTATAGCTTTGCTATAACCCTAGTTATAACAAGCCGTAATATAACTAACAACACCCTAACCCTCGAAGTAGGTAGGGAGTAGTTTTTAACTAACAACACCCAAAACAGGAGGATAAAATGAGTAAAAAACATTTTATTAAGTTTACCAAACTTGTCGCAAAATGGTTTCGCCTTATTAACACCATGCAAGAACAAGCGGAAAAAGAGATAGAAGACATAAAAGCCTTTGGCTTTGCTAAAGAGCAACACTTTCCACTATCCGCAGGTGATGTACAAAAAATCATCTTTGATGATTTAGCACAACTTTTTAAGGTGGAGAATAGCAAATTTGATAAAAACAAATTTGATAAAGCACTTTGGAATGAGTTTAGACGGCAAGCAAACTAAAATAACCAAACTAAGATTTCTAGCTTTTATGCGTTTTATAAAAGCTAGTTATCTTAACAAACAACAGGAGAATGAAATGATAAAATTATTAGAACGCGTAGAGAGATTTTTAGCATCCGACACCTTTGGTGCTATAATAACCGCACTTGCCTTAATAGGCATAATAACGCACATGATAAGGTTTTATAATATTAATTCTAGCTTTTAACGCTTTTGAAAAAGCTAGAATTAATAAAAATCGACCAACAACCAAACCGCCGAAATCGGCAAGGAGAAAATATGCAACCATACACAAAAACAGAACTCAATGCCATGTCTCATGGCAGAGTTAAAAAGCTAGCTATCGCCAAAGCTAAACAACTTAAAAAGCCTCGCTCATGGATTCAGATTACACCCAAAGATAAACTCATAGAGTTTATAATGACAGGGGGTTCAATTCCACCTTTAGGTGAAGGCACAACCAAAAACCCTGTTCCAAAGCCAACACCGACTCCAACACCTACACCAACACCTACACCTTCACAGGGCGGTACACTTGAAGACATGATGGCTAACATGGTGCTAGACAAAATAAAGCCTGTAATTAACGACGGAATTAGCAATGCTATTGAAGGAACTGAGCAAGGCTTAGTTGAAACCTTTAATACTAAGACCGACGAACTTAAAAAGAAGGTAGACGAAAAAATCAACCACTTGCAAAGACCAATCAAGGTATTCATTAATGATGTCGAAGTTAAAGATGTTGGCGGTATAAAACATAAGCAATTTGACTTTGTGCTAGAATGTCTAAAACTCTTCAAAAGAGTTTGGCTTTGTGGCCCAAGTGGCACAGGCAAATCTTACTTGATAGAACAATGCGCTAAAGCCTTAGGCTTTGATGCACAAAGCGGAACATATGAGTATTTGAAAGGTTCGGCCGGAGTTACAGAATCACATATGACAGGACGAATGACTTTTGACGGAACATTTATTGACGGAGCAGTTGCTAGGTCATTTAGAAATGGTACATTTCTATGTCTCGACGAATTTGACGGCTTTGATGCTAACTGTGGTCTAGTGTTTAATAGTGTCTTCGACAACCAAGGCATTTTATCGACTCCAAATGATAAAAACAATCCGTTTGTCCTCAAAAACGAAAACTTTCATGTAGCCGTAGCGAGTAACACATGGGGTGATGGGAACGATTTTGAATTTGCAGGACGGGGTCAGCTAGACTTAGCTACGCTAGACAGATTACAAGCTGTAAAAGTTCATGTCGAATATGACAAAAACATTGAAAGAGCGCTAGCTGGTGAGTTTACTGACATGGCAACTATGTTGTGGTCGCTCAGAGACAGATGCGAGCAAGAACATGTTAGGCGTACTATTAGCACACGGCTTTTTCTCGACGGCCAAAAATGGATGCTAGCAAAAAAGAGTAATGCCCAATTCTTGGACATTATTACAACAGGTTGGACTAAGGAAGAGAAATCCAAGGTTAATGTTTCACAATTAAAAAGGGAGTACAAATAATGAAAAACCTATACAGTAGAATTTTAGAACCTAAAATTATAAATGACAGATTTGAGGGAAAGCATGCAATCATTAACATGCCGGACATGAGGACTATGCTAGAATGTATATACGAAAACAAATTGTTTTTTGAAAGGGTCGGAACTAAAGGTTCATCTAGGCATGAATGGACATATGGGAAGCATATATCCGGAAGAGAAAATCTAAAAAGGGCGCTAGAAATGGGTAGGACTTCAGATGCAGTCATTAATCTATACAAAAAACTACGAAACAAAGTAGAGTCTCGTGTAGATATTTCTAAATTTACAGGCCAAGGCTTATCATGTAAGCGCAAAAGGGTTGTCAGAGATGACGGCGATGACTTAAGTATGTCGAGATTAATGGGCGGTAATGACCAATATTGGAATACAACTTTGCGAAAATCAAAGCGCGCTAATGTGAGGATTGGGATGAACATTGCAATTTCTCACCTACACAATGAAAAAGATTTTGCTAGGCTCGGAGCAATATTAGCACTCACAAGTGATATGCTAACTAAAATGGGTTACGCCGTCGAAGTAATTGCATATCAGTTTGGAGGGTATGCTAGCAACGGCACTTACGATTGGAAGTATCTAGGAATTTCAATTCCTATCAAAAAGCCAAATGAACCGCTTGATATTCACAGGCTTATGAGCGCCGGTCTAAGTGGTCTATTCAGAGACTTTATTTTTGGACTCAAAGACATAGAGTACAAATCAAATTCTAGCTTGGGTTATCAAGCAGAGACCACAGATACATACAAGCGAGAGTTAAATTTACTCCATGTGGTCGAGCAAAAGTTTTGCTCATCCGACGAGAAAGCGGTAGATGGATTAGCACAGGCAATGCAAAATATTGCAGAGAGGCCGAAGTGGTTCGGCAATCGTTAATAAATTATTACTTATTTTTATGAAAGTAATAATTAATTAAAAAAACGGAGGAAGAGTGAAATCACAAAAAAATAAAATTAAAAACATAAAAAACAATAATGAGCCAACCCATGAAGAAATAATACAATATATAGAAGATGCAGGATATGGTGGCCATGCGATAGGGTTAGACGGCAATCCAATTTCTGAAACATATGAGGACGCCAAGCAAGAGTTGATATATGAAAAACAAAATAAAAAAATAAATAAAAAACAATAAGGAGATTACATGAATATATTTGCATTACACAACAACCCTGTTATATCAGCAAAGATGCAACATGATAAACATGTTGTAAAAATGATACTTGAAAGCGCACAAATGCTGTGTAGCGCGTTTAAAAAATCAGATAATGCGCCGTATAAAAAAGCGTATTACAATCATCCCTGTACAAAATGGACAAGACAAAGTTTTGAAAATTTCTTTTGGTTAATAAAACACGCCAAGTCTTTGTCAAAAGAATACTCAAAACGATTTGGCAGGGTTCATGCTAGCGACAAAGTTATATCTTGGTGTTGGGAAAATGTAAGCAAGCTTAAGTTTGAACAAGAAGGTAGGACAGATTTTGCTCAAGCTATGCCTGTTGAATATAAAAATAAAGATTCTGTGCAAGCATACATAAACTATTACATAGGAGAAAAGCTTGGCAATAATCCAAAGTGGACAAATTCAGAAATACCAAAAATTTTTAAGCCATATATTAATTAATTATTACTTTTGTTTTGTGAAAGTAATAATAAATTAAATAAACAAGGAGTGAGTATGACACCAGAAAAAGTTTTCAAGCTTGCCAAAATGGTAGCAAAAAGACTTCCCTCGGAAGTGGCAACTATGGTTGATATTTTCATAGGTTATGCACTTAATATAGTCTTTGGTGCAATTAGCAAGGCGGTAAAGGGCGCACCTTTTACAAGTGTTAGCGCTGAAGTAAGGCAAAAAATGGTAGCCTACATCATAGTTGATTGCAATAAATATATTGCTCCGCTTAGAGAAATTTTGACAGGAGAAAAAACAGAATTTGACGCTACTTTTTTAGCAAGAGAAATAAAGGCAATCGAAAAAGACCAATCAATCAAGGCTAAAGTAGTAAGCGAAGGCAATCAAAAAAAGGTACAAATAGCCGTTGGATATGAAGTGCGAGGAGAAGAAAACAAAGAACTTGAAAAGTTAATGAAAAAAGCATCACTTAGCAAAACCGCAAAAGCTTAAAACAAAAAAGGAGTTAATATGACACTACACACAATCGAACTATCACCATCAACACAAATCAGAGTATCTAAAGATACTGTAAACGAAAAAACATTTGGACAGGTTCGTGTTTGGATAAAGAAAAAAGGCGAGAGCGAATATACGCCAACAAAAAAAGGCGTAGCATTTAGTCTTGAAAAAACAGGCGAGTTAGTCCAAGGACTTCTAAACCTTGAAGACTCAATAAGTGCTAAAGCTTAAGCTAGCACAACACAAAAAGGGGGAGTATGTTGCTCCCCCTTTGGTATATACAAAATATCTAATATTAGAGATTAGAGTTTTAAAAACTCTAGCATTAGAGAACAGGAAAATAAAATGAAATTTTATCACGGAAAAAATCATCACATGTGGAGCTATTGTATTCCACTAGGACAATATATTAGTAAAGACGGCAGAAAATATGATTTAGGGGTTTTTATTAAAAGTAAAAAAAGGGTTTCTTTTGCCATTGTATATGGAAAAAAAGGAGATGAATACATTTCTGGAGAAATTTGGAGTTTAGACCATGAATTTGGAGGTTGGTTTGAGGGAGATTATAGGACTGAAACTATCAAAAGATACAAAAAATACTTAAAAAAAGGGGTATTAAATGAAAACAATATTAAAAAGATTAAAAGAAACAGTTGAGGGTGTCGAACAATCACTTATAAATGATTTCGAGTGTATAACCGATTCTGATTGGATAAATGGTTGGGAAACGAACACCGATGAAGGTTCAATAGCCTTTGACATTGGGTACAGAAATGGAATTAAATACGCTATATATTTATTAAAAAACAAAAAAAAGGAGAGCATAAAACAATGAGCATATCAGAAGTAAACCAATTATATAAACCAAAATCAACAGATATTCAAGCTATAATAGATGAATTAGACATAGGCAAAAATATAGAAGAGCGGACAAATCCATTTAGCGGAGAATCTATTGAGTTAAACCCAACAGAAGTTGCTTTATATGACTATCTAATGGGTTGTGAAATAATGAATAATTTTAAAGACAGCGATGTAATCAAAGATTGGTTTTTAAAAAACAATTCAAAAGCGTATATGACGCTATTAGATTAATATATAACGAGGGGAAGCCACCACACTTCCCCTCAACAACCAACGAGCGTATATGTTAGGAGAAAACCACTATTACACTAGTTGTTTTTTAATTCGCTAAACACCTTTTTAAAATCTTTTGCCGTAGGGTATATTTTATAATCCGCATCTTTTTTAGACAATAAAAACTTTTTATTTTCGTTTTTTTCTTTTTCCCAAGTCTTCTCGTTGTCAAAAACACCCATTGGAGAAAATTTATAAGAAACATTTGCCGGAACATCATTAAACTGTTTAAGAGAAGTTGCTAGTTTTTCTATTTCTTTAAAAGCAGAACCTTTACCTATCCTACCTTTTCTAGCATAGTGACAAATATGTAATATTCCGTCCATAATTTGATATGTTTTACTTACGCTATTTTTAAGGTGAGCGCCTAAATGGTCTCTCTGTTCTTTATAATTTTTTTTAAGCATCATCTATCCTTTTTATTTAAGTATTCATAAATAACTTCAATATCTTCAGTATTCGAGCTAGCATTTACTTTAGTAAACTCGCTGCGAAATATTTTATTTTCTAGCTTTTCAAATTTTATGTTAATAAACCATCTTAACATGTAGTGATTTATAACAATCAAAACAGCTATGTACACTAATGTAAAAACATCAAAGCCATTTTCAGATAAAGATTGTAACCAATATATCATATTAAAATTTCTCCCACAATAAATATAAATAAAGACTATAAATTATGATAATTAAAGCAGTAACTCCTATTATTTCAAGTGAAATCATTTTATATTAACTCCTTTTTTGATAAAAACCTTCTATCCATGTAAAAATTGACAATAACATAAAAGCAATTATTAACAAACTAATACTTAATAAACAAGCCGACCAACTAAAAATAAACAAATGAATCACCCAGTTTGATAAATCAAACACTATCATTATTTTCTTTGCCTAAGTCTTCTTCGTTTTTAAAAAACTTTATATAATCTCTATACTTGTCTTCAATTTCCATTTCGTTAATCCTGCCAAGTAGCAATCTTCTTTTAAACATCTCTTTACGCGTTCCATATTGCAAGGTTAAGCTGTCGTTTAGCGCAGAATCATCTCCGCTAGCATCAAATTGAACAGTTTGCGACAACCATTGTTCTTTAGTAATTGACATATTTTCTCCTGTTTTTATTTAAAAAATAACGCGCACAACTTGTTAGATGCGGAGTAACTAGGCTTTTGGAGGGGGTAGTTGTGGGTAGCCTATTTGTCATGCGCGTTTTTATTTCTACAATTTTTACATAAAACTTTTTTTTTGCCATAAGTTGGAAAGTTTTTATAAAAGTAAACTTGAGTATTTTTTGATGAAGTATTAACCTCCTCCCAACAGTTCTTACAGCTTTTACAATAAAATACAGCGTCATCAGCTTTTTTACTATCGTAATTTTTTCGAGAATACGAAGTTTCTATAATTCTTGGGATATAATCAATTATGTTTGTCAATTTTTTATCTCTAAAAAATTTCTTATTACTTTTTTAAAGTAGCGCCAACCAACATTTATAAAAGCAGTATTCAACTGACTATACCCCAATTTTATTCATCATAGATTTAAAATTATCTTCAAATTCTTTTTTATGAATGTTTTCTAATGAAGAGTTTTCTTGTTTTCTAGTTTTGTGTTGTTTATCTGACCTTTTGAAACTAGCTTTTATTAATTCATACTCTTTTTTACTCATAAAAAACCCTTCTCCACAATCGCAAATCCCATCCTCTGCTGTTGTAATTTTATGTTTTGTGGTTTTTTCTTTTAAACATCCATCACATATGTAATGCCATTCTTTTTTTTGCATTTTTAAATTTTGAACTACTTTAGCTTTACCAATCAACTCATCATCATATCTTTCTTGATGCAACCAACTGCTAGCCATAGGAATAAACTCCGCTTCTGTATTATTTTCTTTCCATTGTTTAATGTATGCAATTAAACCATCAATAATTTTTTCTTTTTGCACTCCCTTTTTTCTAAGCATTATATACTTATCTTTTGCTCTTTTTTTATTGTCTTTTCTTGGATATATTTTCCAAAATTCTTGTTCAAACTCTTTTAAATATATATTATTATAATTTATTTTTTTATCTTCTACTTCAACTTCTTCTTCTACTTCTATATTGCATGGCTTTGCTATAGGTTTGCTATGGCTTTGCCATCTTTTTAAAGCACCTTTCCTACCATTGGCTGACATTCTTTCTCTATATGCAATAGAATTTCCCCTTTCTTCTTCTAACCTTTTATTATATAACCTACCATTTTTTTCAAAAAATCTAGGCTTAACCTGTTCCCAATCTTTTTCAAAATTAGGATGATTTTCGCATAAAATTCTTATATGCTGTTCATTATTTGGAAGTGAACCTTCTATCCATTCATGTAATAAAAGTGTTATATACATACCTCTTTGGCTCATTGTCATTATTTTTACATTAATATCACTTAAAAAATCTCCTGCATATAATTGAAATGCAGGTGATTTACCTTTTTTAAATTTTGACATCTATTTTCCCCCTAAAATATCAATTAGTTTATTTGAATTTTCAAACTCCTGTATTTTTTCAGAATATATACTAGCTTCCTCTTCGTGTTTTTCATAGGATTCATCTTCCTCGTCTTGTATAAGTTCTAAAAAATCATCATAAGGAATAACCGCATAAGCCTTACCCCTGTCTTCTTTAACAACTTGTAAGTCAACTTCTTTTGTATTAGGCTTTATCCACTTTGCTATATTTTTTCTAACTTTACATTGAACTCTCCAATCTTTGCCTTTTGAAGTAAGCAAAACATCAACTTCTTCTCCGTAACCCAAGCTTAAACCATTGCTAGCATATGCTCTTTTTGATTCAATCCCGTAACTTTTTGCCGTATTTACGACTTCTCTTTCAAACCTGTTTCCTTTCTGCTTACTTCTACTTGACATGTTTAACTCCTATGTAAAAGATAGATTATAATTATCGCCAATACTAGTAGGTTCTGAATACACATATTTAGCATAAGTAGAACTTTTATCTGATTCTACGCTCTTGTATGTGCATTTTTCAGTTGATATATTATAACCTTCTTTTCTTAAATCATTAATAATCGCCGCCAATCTTGTAATTCTATATGATTGTATTGCGCCCCAACTTGTTATACTTCCATTCGATTTTAAATGATTTAATATTATAGATTTTTGAGACAAACCCATTATTGATTCCTGTTAATTGCATAGTTTTTAACTTCTTCTTCTGTGTCATTTGTATGAACTTCAATAGGCGCATTATCAAACAATCCATGTTCTTTTTCAAACTGCTCTTGCTCTCTGTCCACTTTAACAGTTTTTTTAACAGGCTTAGTGCTTTCAGCAGTTCTATATATTAACTCTGCGCTTGCTTTTGCTTTTATTTCTTGATTGTCCATTTTTGATACAATAAAGTCTAAATACGCTTTTGGTATCTCTTTCCATTTCATCTGACTATATTTTCCAAACCCAACCTTAGATTCTCTAGTGTCTTCATTCCAATTTAATGGTTGTTCTGAATTAAAAGGTTTTGTTGTTTTTTTTGGAATAACAGAAACTCCATTTTTTTGTTGTTTTATAGCATTTTCAACTTCATTTGCAGATGCAAACTCTGACCCTACAAACCCTGCGCTAGCTAATGCTCTACCTATAGCGCTTGTTTCGCAGTTTTCAATTGCAGATGTTTTATTTATATGCCCTTGATTGTATGTTTCTTGAGCATATCCTTCATATATGCTGTCTGCAACTTTAATAGTTGTTTTCATTAAAACAGTATTTCCGTCGTTAATAATTATTTCTGTTGTAATGCTTTTTATGTCTTCTTTATGTTGCTCGTGAAAAAGTTCTATTCTTTCTGCAACAGTTCGGTATTGTTTTCCATGTATGTTTACAGGCATTTATATTTCTCCTATTTTTGGTTTTATTACATTGGTTGTTTTGTATGAAAATTTTGTTTCTTTGTTTTCTTCGTAATCGTTAGGAACTTCTCCTGTTTCTTTTATATATTTTATAATGGCGTTTTTATCCGGCTTTTCAGTAATTTTTGTAGGTATGTTATTACTATAAGAATACTTAAGCAAATCTGAGTCTTCTCCAAACTTTCTAGTTGTTCTTGTGGTTAGTTTTAAAACTCCATTTGGCATGTTCGCAGTTTTTTTATCAGTATCAGCGTTGTAATCTTTCATGTATTCATTTAATATTTGTTCTCTATATATAATTTGCTTATGAACTGATTTTACTCTTCTGTCGTAAAACTCTACCGCATCTTGCTTTTTTCCTTGGAGTTCTTTTATTTCGTTTTCTAATTGTCCTATTTTCCATAAAATTTGGTCAGCATGAATATCAATAAGTTTATCGTTTTCTACTTCATCATGTAGTTCTTCTAGTTGGATTTCACTATTGTTGTCTTTCATTTTTATCTCCTAATATATTTTTTTTTAAATGATTTTTAGTTTCTTCGCTTGGAGTAACTTTATAGCCTTTGTTTTCAGCAAGAGTATAAATAAGCTGATAAAACTCCCTTACCTCTTTTTCTGAGGTTTCATTAGGCGGTTCTATTTTCATTTTTAACTCTTTATCTGACATAATTAGTTATTCCTTTGACAACAATATTGTTAAAATAGCCACAATTTCCCTGCTCTACGCTACAATCTTTACCAACAAAATTTTTATCTGCCACAGTTCTTAGCTTTCCATTTATCCTTGTAAACATAATACCTAAACACTTTCCAGTATTATAGTTAGCGCAGTTTTTTTGGGCCACCACTTTGGTTTTTTTCATTTTAATTGCCTTTTTATTAATTATTAGTTCTTTCACTAATGTTCAAGAACTAATAATTATAAAGAGGCTATTGGTTTATATTCTGTATTATTAACAAACTTATAAAGTTCTGTAGACATTATAATAAAATTTTTACCATTTGGCTTGCTTGCTTTTAGCTTACCAGAATGGATATACTGCCTAACTGTCCATTTAGATACTTTAAGTTCTTCTGCTACTTCAGATATAGTAAGAAAGTTTTCTTTCACAATGCTCCTTTGTGTATTTGTTTTAGGTTGGTTTGCATATATTTGAATTAGTTTAATATGCTCTTTGTGAAGTTAATAAAGATTTTGTTTAAATAAAACAATAATTTATTAAACTTTAATACTTTTTTTTAATTTATTTATAATTGGCTTTCTTGATTTTATTTCACATCCATTATGTAAGGTTATTCCATTATGTATGCTGTGTGGAACAATCTGAAATAATCCGTTGCCATCTTGATAATTAACTATTGCAAACCCTTGTTGCCAATCATTTCGAGGACTAAAGGCGGGAACAATGTTCGATTCAATTCTAGCAACAGTTCCGGGTGAATATGCAACATAAGTTCTTATTCCCTGTCTAGGGTGTACAGTTTTTTGAGCCATTTCATGTCTATGAATATGCCCAACTATTTCAGAGTTTCTAGCTTGAGCTAAAATTGCCTTTACTGTGTCTGCGTTTCCTTTTCTGGCTACAGTACCATGAGATATTCTTAAATTATCATTTAGCCAATATTCTCCTGCTGGATAAGGGCCACAATACTCAACATCTAGGTCGTCTAATGCTAGCAAGGTTGGTATTGTCATTTGAAGTTTTTTTGGCTCATTTGCTGGTTTTAAATTATAAGCAGCGACTATATTTTTAGAGATAGCTTTGCTCATTCTAAGCTCATGGTTTCCCTCAATATAAATCATTTTATTACAATGCTGTCTAAATTCTTTTGTCCACCAATATAGCTCATTAATTGCAGGCTGTGTAGTAAAGAAAAATTCTGGAGATACTAAAAATTTATCTGACCATTCTGGCAAATCTAGCATGTCTCCTAAATATATAATTATATGCGGTTTTTCTTTTTCTGCTACTTGCAAAATACAGTCAAGTGCGTTTCTGTCGTGAAAAGGGTCTAGTTTTCCAGTATTAAAACTTCTTCTAAAGCCAAACTGAGCATCTGGAATAATAAGAGCTTTTTTATATTTTGACTGCTGCGTTGGTGCTAGCTTTGGCTTTTTAAAGCTGGTTGCTGCTATTGGCTTTACATGAGGAAACTCTACTTCAACTGGTTTTATTCTTACCAGCCATGCTTTTACTTGAAATAAAGGCCTGTGAACAATCGCCTCTGATGTTTTCATGGCAGTTTCCCATTTATTTACAACATATCTGTCAACTGACCATATAGATGTGTCTACATTACAACTTTTTAATAGTTCATCTAAAGTTTTAGGGTTTCTTTCTCCCCTGTAGTCAAGAATTGCATAATTACCAATAACTTCAAAGTTTTCACCTTTTTTGTTATATAATTCATTGTCTTTATTGTAAAATTCTTCTGCAAAAATATTGCTTCTTTCGTTATGTTTTTTTATTGCATCTCTTAAGTCTGTAGTAGGGTCAATATTTAATCGCCCTTTTCTTTTTTGAGACCTAACAGCTTCTGCTGTAAAGTGAGTATTTGGGTATTCTTTTGAAAGTATTTCTGCGGTTTCAGCGTAACTATGGCCAGTAAGCAATAATTTTGTTGCCCTAGATTTTTTTTCCTTTGTCCAATTAATGGGAGGATTTATCATTATGGCTATTTATTTACACCTCTAAAGCTCTTTTACACCAACCATAATAATATTTTTCTAGCTTTGGTTTTTTTAGAACTAAGCTGGCATAATATTTTAGCCTATAAGCTCGCAACCTTGATTCTTCTAGCTTTGACTTTCCAGCGTTTCCAATTGTTTGAGGGCCAATTCCGCCATCAATATCAGTTGGAACTCCTTTTGCATTAATAGCTTCTTGTAATATTTTTACCGCCCTTCTTTTTCCCATATTTACAACCATATCAAAATATATAAGCTGTAAATTATTAGGAAGTTTAGCGCATTTTGCTTTTTCCCAATAATCTCTAAAATATATGCTAACTACATCTGCCTTTGTAAGATTTTTTATATCTAAATGAGGATAAGCTTTTCTGCTTATTCCCATGTTAGTTTCTCCTCCGGGGTCAATGGGGTCATCTACATAACCGCCTTCGTGTTTTAAAATTACCTCTATAGCTTTTTTAAAAGTCATACGCCAATTTTTTTAAGTAAAACACTCTTAATTACCTTCCAAAGAGCTTCAAGTATTTTTTGTTCTGTTTTTTCAGAAATAATAGGTATATCAACTGCTTTATTAATTTCAGCAATTATTTCTGCTCCATTTTTATCCGACAATAAATCATCTGCTATTAATTTTGCTAACATATTAGTTTTCCTTTATTTTTTTTGTTTTTAAATATAAATAATAAATATTAACCGAAAACATAACACACATTAGTAATCCAGATATAATGTCTGTATAGTAAACAATTCCTAAACTTGTGCTAATTCCACTTACTTTTAAACTATCCATTAATGCCTTCCATTTATTCTACTTAAACTTCCTTTTACCTCGCTAACTTGATTGTCTAAATCATTGACTTCTTTTGTTAGCGCGTCAAATTTTCTGTCTAGCTTATCATCAGATTGGTTCCACCTATTAATTAATTTAATAATCATTCCCTCCATATTTTCTAAAGTTTCACTTTGCCCTTTGTTTTCAACTTTTAAATTTTCTAACACTTCTTGTTGTTTTGCAGATTTATTAGATAAAGATATAACTAAATATACAAACATAGCACCAACAACCCCAATCATTCCAGCTTCGCCATATATTGCCATAAAATCCATTATTTCTTTTTCCTTTTTCTCCAAGACAGAGGGTTGATGTTAAGCTCTTTTTCATAGAACTTTAATTTATTTTCTAGCTCTTCTAGCTGTGCAGATTCTTCCAACTCATGTTTAGCAAGGAGGCTGCGAATTTCATTATTCGCCTCCAACATTCCTTCTTCAAGCTTTGCAATTCTTGTTTCAATGCGGTAGTAACCCCATACAAGGCAAGAACACAATACAATAATTTGAGCCATCCATTTAAGGTTGATGCTAATAACAGCGTTATCGTCAATAACATTAGTGCGATAAGACCTAGCGGTTTTTGGTTTTTCATTCACTTACTACTTTTACTTCTTCATATTTAGAATGATTATAGCACCAAATTTTTCCATTATATATTGTTGAATTATAATAATGAACAATAGAATCTTGGTCTATAATTTCTTGAAAAACAGATGGTGAATACTCTTCATCTAAAGCATATCCCATTATACTCCACCCAGCACAACCAACAAAAGAAATTGATAGAAATATTATTAAAATATTAATTAGACTTTTTTTCAACAACTTCCATTCCAGTTTCAATTAAAGCATCTTCACAACCTTTAAGACCAATTCTAAGTTGAGTAAGGTTAAAAGAAGCTCTATCAATCTTGTTCATTAAATCCTGCCTATGTTGTAAAAATGTTTTTTGTTCCGGTGTTAGAGCGTCTAAATCTTCTTGTGAATACTCTTTACCAAATATATTTATTGTCGGCATTTCTTTTTCTTTTTTTGCCATTATTAACTCCTATTGTTATTGTTTAAAGTTTTTTAAAATCCTCGATAGCTAATGCAAGACCATCACTATATGCTTTGGCGTTTGCCATTTCATCATCCCATCTTTTCTTTTCTTGTTCTAATTGTGCTAGTGACCATTCTCTTTCATTGTCTGGCATAGCCTCACCAGTTTCAGAATCCCAGCACTTACAAGCACAAACAATATAACTTTCTTTTACTGCATCTTGTTTAGCTTGTACTACTTCACCAGCTTCATTTTTAATTTCTTTTTTAGCTGGAGATATTTCTCTTTCTTTCTTAGCAAAATCTGCTGTTTTGCCTTTTTTTTCTGCATATTTTGACCAATTCATTAGGTTCTCCTATTTAAGTTTATTTTCTAGTTCTGTTACTTTTGTTGATAACTCTTTTACAGCCTCAATTAATACTGGGATAATTCCATTCATTGTGATTGATTTATAATATTCGCCATCTTCTTTTTGTCTAATACCACTTTCATTATATACTAAATCTGGTAATACTTTTTCAAGTTCTTGAGCAATTAAACCATATTTAGTTCCTTTACTCATATCAGCTTCTTCTTTCCAAGAGAAAGTTCTACCTTGTAGTTTATTTATTGTATCTAAACCATTGTCAATGCTTTTTATGTTTTCTTTTAATCGTTCATCAGAAATATCATTAGAACTTGAACCAGTAAAAGTTCCATCTCCAGCTATTGTTAATCTTGTTGCACATCCATTTGCACCACTATTTTTAGTTTGAAATTCTAATTTACTTACTTGGTTTGCTCTTGTAATATTACCACCAGTTGTAATTGTATTAATCATAGCGGCAGAGGCATAATCAGCATCATTACCTTGCCCTAGCCAAACTATTTGACCAACTATATCATTTGCAACAGTTGGCTTTGATGTACCATTTGCAAAATTAAAATCTAATCTACCACCAATTTTTGAACCATCTGGGGTTGCTGTATTTCTTAGAGTCATAAAAGGATAATCAACTGCCTCTATAGTGAATTGACTACTAGAAACTTGTGATGATGCTCCTATAAGTAAACCACCAGCGTGAACTGTTGCTGCCTTATCATAAGCCATATAAACATCTGTTACAGCCGAGTTTCCAAGCGTAACTGAATTATCTGATACTCCAAGTGTTTCTGAACCAATAACTGTTTGATTTACTGCACCGCTTCCAGTTGTATCTGCATCCCATCCAATAACAGTATTTTCAGTTCCGCCTGTTACAGTATTTGCAGATTGATAACCCAGTGCTGTGTTCTTTGCTCCAGTTGCGTTATATAAAGTAGCATAACCTACTCCAGTATTTCCATTTGATTGTGCTGCTCCACCTAATGCTCCGTCTCCGATTGCTACTATATTTGATGCTGTGGTTATGTTTGCACCAGCAACATTCCCACCGATAACAACATTAGATGAACCAGAGGTACTCGCACCTAAAGCACTAACACCTATTGCAATATTATTAACACTATTTGATAAAGCTCCATCTAGAGCATAGCTTCCAATAGCGATATTTTTATTACACGCTCCAGCATCAGTTCCGCTCATAGCTTGATAACCTATTGCAATAGAATCATCACAAACATCAGCAGCAACTAAGGCTTGATAACCAACAGCTAAATTTCTTTCTCCAGTCGTAATAGCGTTTGCGGCACTATCGCCAATTGCGACCATACCATCTGAAACTACACTAGATGAACTTACTGAATATGCCGCATCATGTCCTATTGCTACAATGCTACTTGCGGTAGTTGCAAGAGCCAATGTTCCAGCACCTAAAGCAATATTTTTATCTCCAGTTGTTATTTTAAATGCCGCTTGTCTACCCACCCCAACATTATATTGTGAATCTGTTACAGCTTCTAATGCTTTTATTCCTACTGCTACATTATCTGTACCAGTAGTAATATTATACAAAGCTGAACTTCCTACTGCTGTATTTGCACTATGACTTTGCCCACTTGCTCCTAGACCAGCAGAATGACCAATTAAAGTATTGTCTGTTCCAGTAACATTTCTATAACCAGCCATAGTGCCAACGCCAACATTTTTAGAGTTTTCATCAGCATCCATGTTTTGACTATAAAGAGATTCAGCACCTATTGCTGTTGTTTGGTTTCCAATTGTTTCAGAACCTAATGCAATATGTCCTATAGCAACATTAGAATCTCCAGTAGTAAGACCATCTAAAGATTCTGCCCCCATTGAAGTATTTTTAACACCGCTTGTTATTGACAGTCCACTTACATAACCTACAGCAGTATTAGATTGCTCTCCATCTACACCAGTTAAAGCACTCAATGTTTGATAACCTACTGCTGTGTTTCTATCGCCAACTGTCAATGAATCCATACTCTCATAGCCTATTGCAGTATTATATTGACCAGCAGTTAAAGCGTTTGCAGCCGCATATCCTACAGCAACAGTTCCTTGTGCATCTGATGTTAAATTACCTCTACAAGCCGCAGCTCCTAATGCAACTACTCTTTGAGGATTTGTTGCACTATCTATTGAATTTACACCAATAGCAACATTGTAATCTCCAGTAGTTATTGCATGACCAGAATTATGTCCAATAAGAACATTGTATTCTGAATTATTTGTTAAATCATCACCAGCAATATTGCCAAATACTGTATTTCCAGTACCACTATCATTATTACTTAATGAAATGCGAGAGTTAGAGTCTATTCTTAATCTAGTTGCATCGCTGTTTGTTACATCTTGAATCATAAAAACACTACCACCATAAATTCGCCAATCTTGGTTGTCATCAGTATCTTCTAAGAAAATATTTGGCTCACTTGCTGCTATGTGTAAAGTAGAATTGGCATTTATACTGCTAGTTCCAATACCTAGCTTTCCACCTTTAAAATATGAATCTCCATCAGTTCTAATTTGTACATTTACAGTAGCAGAGTTATTTTTACCAAATATATAGCCACCATCTGTTCCATAAGCTACAATTTCCCAAGCTGGATTTGTGTTATTATGATAAAATGTATTTATACCATCTCCAGAATGGTCGCCTTTAATTTCGAGCTTTTGACCAGCAGAACTTTTGCCAATTCCTACATTTTGATTAACACCATCTAAAACCATAACAGCAGTTCCAGTTGAATCTGCTGGAACTCCATCTGCTGCATTTGAAACAATAAAAGACAAATCTCCATAAGCAGTACCACCATTCCCAATAGACCAATTTCTACTGTCTGAATTTGAATTTACATCTGTTAAAAATACTTTAGCCATTCCAGCCCAAGTACCAGTATCGCCAGATATATCTAATTTAGCTTTTGGTTGACCACCAATACCTAGCCTATCTGTATTAAGGTATAATGGAGTTGCATCATTATCTCCAGTTTTTACTTGTACTGCATTACTGTTATTACCAGCTACTGTTGAATCTGTATTCCCATTTAATTTTAAAAGTGAGGTGTAGCTACTCGCTATACTATTTCCTGTAAAACTTGCCATAATATTATCCTATATCTTCCCAGTTTCTATTTTCATTTTCCCAATTATTTGTAACACCATTCCATAGTACATCTAAAATAAATGAAACTGATTTAGCGACTATTGAAGTCAGTCTTAATCTTAATCTTAACATTTTTACCCAACGTAAGCTATAATTGAACCGCTATTTATGTCAATTTCAGTCCAACGTCCAAAAATAACGCTTCCTTGAGGAAAAGAAACAGAGTTGTCTATTTGTTTTCCGCCAGAACCTACGTCAGAAGTTTCTGACCCGTCTGCCATGTCTCCTGCTGCGCTAGCAGTATTAAAATATAAAGTAGCATCTTCAGCAATTAATCCTCCTGTGCTATCAAAAGTTGTATCGGTTAAACATTGAATTGATACAAAAACACTTCCAGAAGGAGGTTTTATTGCATCTGAGCTAGCAGTTGTATATATAGAGCCAAGTTGGCCTAATCCTACATTATTTGACTCAACAACCGAGTATTTTCTTGATTTTGGTTGCTCGTAATTTGCCATATAATTCTCCTTTTTTGTTTGTGCGCCTTACCGACCGAGAATGATTGACATGGACGCATCAATAATTTCTGGTTGTAATATAATAAAAAACTATAAAATATAGAAGATATAAATATATAAAATATTATTGAGCTAGCAACTCTTTTAAAAGTTCTAATCTTTCTTCATCGGTGCTTACTTCATCTGTCATTTCAGCTATAGACATTTTAAGTTTTATTGGTTCATACTTTTCACTATGTAACATTATTCTATACATTCGTATAAGTTGTTCTTTTTTGTCACGAATTAACTTGTATCTAGCGTAATTATTTAATTTATTGTATTCATCTGTTTTTATTACAGTATCAACAAACTTATAAAGCTCTTCCCCAGATACTTTTATTAATTGAAAATGTTCTTCTGGTGTTAAATTTATTTTTGCTAGCTCTGAAGCAGTATAAAAAGGACTAGCGTATTCAAAACCTCTGTCTTTTTCAAAAAATACATTTTGTATTTCGTTGTAAACAGGGTCGTTTTTTGGTATGGTTTCTCTCATTGCATACAAACCTCCAACTGCATCTGGAAAAGGTATTACTCTTCCAAAAGGGTCTAAAGCATCCAAGTTGCTACCTTCAACAAACCATGGAAAAACGCCTTCTGTTTGGCTAATAGCAACATCTCTTAAATTTACATTTTCATCTATATCGCTTAATTTTAATTTTCTAGTTCTATTTGGATTTATAATATTTTGAAGCTGTCTTACTGTTCCCGGAACTGCCATTCCAGCAGTAAAATTAAAAAAGAAATTAACTGCATCTTTTCTACCATTTAAAACTTTAAATAAATCACCTGTTCCTCCAAAAAATGGATTTTGTAAAAATGCACTTAACAACTCTTCTGAAGTTTCTCCTATTACTTTTCCATAATATTCAATATTTTCTTTTTTGTTTTGTTCATCTTCACTTACTCTTAAATAAGCATCAAGTAAAGTTAAATAACTTGAAATAGGCTCAAAACCTCTATAACTTACCCAATTACCATCAGCAGTTTTTACTGCATACTCCTGCTCTCCATTAACAGTTCTCATGTCTCTTTCTTCTTTGCTTATATTTGACCAATCTCCTGTTATGTTATCAGATGATTTTTCTAAAATAAATCTATTTATTAAATACATTGCTCCTAAACCACTAGACATTTTACCAAGTTCAGTAGATAAAGCTCTGCTACCAGCTCCATCTTTTGAATATGCCTCTCTAGCTGCTTTCCAAAAATTTGGACTCAACAATCTAAAAGGAGTGTGTTCAATAGTATATTTAAATAAATTAGTAGCTGTATTAAAAAATGGAACTAACATTTGAGCAAAGGCCGCCGGAGCAGTATTACCTGTTCTCATTTTATTTAAATATTGTCCAATTTTTCCTAATTCTCTTTGAAATGTTATATATTCTCCAGACCGCACTGCTTCTTTTAAAAGTTTTGGGTCAAGAGACTTGTCTTTCATTATTTCGCTAGCACGCTGCAATATGTTTGCTTCTGTTTTGTAGCCTTCTTTTATAGCTTGTCTTATTGCAAAACGATTCATATAACCATTTGTTATAGGAACTCTAAACATTATATCAACCATACCTTGCAATCTTTGAGGAGTCCTTATTATAACGCCTTTTTTGCCTTTTATATCTTTATGAGTAAAACCTTCTCGTTTAAAAAATGTACTTTGTCTTAATGCAACATCATTTTCTTTAAACATTTCATACATTAAATTTCCAGCTTCTCTAAAACCTCTTACATGACCATTAAATTGAGCGCCTATTTCAAGCCTATTCATTTGGTTTTTACTTAAATTTCCAAATTGCCCATTTGATAGTTTATAAAGACCTTTGCTTGAATTTGCAATTACATAGTCAAATCCAAACTCAAAAGGCATCCTAGCATACGCATCAAGCGTTGACATTGTATTTCCAGCAAGACTTCTTACTAAAGAAGAACCTGTTGCTAGCTTCATGTTTCTTCCCCATTCTGCTACCTTAAACCAAGCACTTCTTTTTACTTCTTTTCTATTAGATAAATCTAAAAGCAATTGTTGAACTTCTGGAAAATCTCCAAACTCATTTGTATATTTTTTTAATAGACCTACTTCTTGATTAAAAGTAACATCCCTCATAGTCCTAACTGTTCTTGCTGGCTCTGAAATATAAGACATAAGAGATTGTAAATATTGTTGAGCTAGCGCAACGTCGTTAGGTTTTTTTGTCCTAGCTGCTCTTAAAACACTTGTTCCAGTTTGATTTACTAAAGAAGTAAATTTTTCTGG